GCACAGGCTGGCACAAGATCATGATCGACAACGCGGCTGAATGGGACGAAACTCTGACGCTTACACAGCACAAGGTAACGCTTGAGGGTGTAGGTGCTCATAACTCAACTCGTATCACTGGACTCTCCCCTGCTGGCACCGGACTGACGGTCAACGGCGCATATGATGTGAAGCTTGAAAACTTGAACATCTCCGGGCGCTCGACTGGCGCGGGGCTGAAGCTGACCGGGCAGATTCGACGCCTCCACGCGAAGGACTGCCGCTTTGCCGGTGGCGCTGATGGCGTATTGATCGAAGCGTCAAGCGGCGGGCAGGTCGTTGACGTTCTCTTTGAGAACTGCCGTTTTGAAGGGACCGCCGGTGTGCATTTCACTGCGGGTGGCGGCGATCCTGCTTCGCAAATCTATTTCAAGAATTGCGATTTCCAGTATTGTACGGGTCGCTGGGTTCATTTGGACGGTATTCATGTTACCGGCTTGTTCCTGCAAAATTGCAACTTCCTGCCAACCGAAGCAGGCGCGGCACCGGCAACAAAGGGAATTACCGCCAACTTCACCGGGACGACCGGGATGATTTCAGGATGCAACCTCGCTCTTACGACTCACGCAAGCGCCTCAATTGAACTGGCAGCTGGCGTGCTGTACACCGGCAATACAACGGAAGAGGGCGTAAACACCGCCCGACCCGACTAAAGCAAACGGGGCAGGAATAAACCCCTGCCCCATCTACTTATGACAACTGCGTACACCGACTATACCTATTACACGACCACATACCTGGGTACATCCATTGCCTCCGCCGACTTTGCGCGGCTGGCGTTGCGCGCATCTGCCGTCATTGATTCCATAACGTTTGGGCGCGCTGCAACCGACACAGACAATACAGACGCCATCGAAATGGCAACGTGTGCGGTAGCCGAAGAGTATCAGCGCGTGGAACTGGACGGCAACGCGGACGGGATAGCCAGCGAGTCCATCGGCTCCAACTCTGTGACCTATACAGAGAACAGTGCCAAGCAAAGGACGGCAAACGAAAAGTATATCGCCTCTGCCGCGGTCTATCTTGGCTCCACTGGCTTAATGTTCCCTGGCTTTGCCGCTGGGGAGTATTCAGGAGAAAGCGCCTCAGATGAGGACTAACACCGGGATCACTGTCTACAATAGATATGCGTCCTCGGGCTCGGAAGCCTACCAGCGCACACAGATCCCTGCCGTGGAGTGGGAGAACCGCAAGGCGTCCAACGTGATTGCAAGTGGTGGAAATATGGCAGCCGATAGCGCGGTTGTCTACATTCCGTTTACGTGTGATGGGAGCGAGAATTACACCAAGCCGAAGGCATGGCAGGCGCTTTCGTCCAAGACAGGCAAATGGACCCTGCAAAATGGCGACTACGTTGTTAAGGGACTGGTAACTGACACAATTAGTGCAAGCTTTACGATTTCGCAACTCAAAGCCAAGTATGACGACGTTCTGCAAGTCTCAAGCGTGGATACCTTTGACATGGGCAGCGTTTCCCTTCAACACTGGAAAGTGAGTGGGCGATGAGCGGACCTGTTATCGAAACCCCGCGCGGAACCATTACGATCAACGCTAACGGCAAAGCGGAGTTGAAGTTCAATTCTAAGTTTCGCAACCGCTGGCAAAGTAACTACAGCGCCGCGCAGAAGTTTGTCGACTCGGAAGTGTTGAGGCTGTGTGAGCCGTATATCCCCCTGCTTACCTCGATGCTCATCAAGTCGGGGATTTTAGGAACTGACGTAGGCTCGGGTACTGTTCAATGGATAGCACCATACGCAAAGGCGCAGTACTACAGCCCTCGCAAGCCCGGTAGTAGCACAGGACCGCTAAGGGGTCCGCAATGGTTCGAGCGCATGAAATCCGTAAGCGGTAAAGAGATTGTCGCCGGAGCCAGAAAGATAGCAGGCAGAGAATGACAACCGTTGTAATCTCAGAAGCTGTCAAAACGTATCTCAAAACCTATTCAGGTATTGGGTCCAGTGCCGTTGTTTTGGTGGATTACCTCAGTGGAAACCCAAGTGAATATGCCGTGTCCCAGCAACCTGGGACAGTTGTGCTTGAAACCTACCTGACCGGCGCAACTGAACGTCAATTCAACTTTGCCCTGCAAATGATGGCATATACCGCAGATGACGCCGCCCGGATTGCCAACAGTGGTTTTTTTGAAGGCGTGGCGGCTTGGCTTGAATCGCAAAGCGAAGCAGGTACATTCCCGACGCTCAACACCAACCAGCACCCCACAGACATTAGGGCTACGGGGCAACCGTTCTTGTATCAGCAGGGCGAGAGTGAAACGGCAATCTATCAAATGAACTGTGCGCTACTGTACGATCAGGACGCACCCTAGAAGGAGAAATAATGGCAAAAATCAAACGGTCATTAGTTTTGACCTACCTGGACACCACTCCCGCGGCAAGTGAAACATGGTCGCTGCTTGGAGATGGCGTTACTACGGGTCTTATCAACATGAACCCAAAGACCACAGAAGAAACCTATATTACAGACGACAACGCAACGATTACGGTAGACTCCTACGCCCCCACCATGCCCATCGAGATGACGTGTGTCACGGGCGATCCGGTCTTTGAGTACATCGACGGATTACGCAAAAGCCGCGCTGTGCTTGGTGACGCCGAAACCGAAATCGTCAACGTCTGGAATTACGAGACCGGCGGACCCACGGCCGCACCGGCAGAGAAACAAGCCGTCAGTATCCAGATCGATTCGTTTGGTGGGGATGGCGGACAGGCAACCAAGATCAATTTCACGATCAACTTTGTGGGCGATCCGACAGCGGGAACGTTCAACACAACGACTCCGGCGTTTACTCCGAGCTAGGCGGCGCTATGGCAAAGATCAAGCGCAATCAGTTCAAATCGTTTCTCAACACCGGGACACTGGGAAGCCCTACATGGTCTTTGGTCAGTGAGGGTGTAACCTCCGGCGTCGTCCAGATGAACCCCAAGACGCTCGAAGAAACCTATATTGGAAACAGTAACGCGTCTTTCTCGGTCGAGTCTTACGCGCCTGTCATGCCCATCGAAATGACTGCCAACAACGGCGACGCGGTCTTTGAGTGGCTTGACGCAAAGCGGATTGCGCGTGCGGTGTTAGCCGACGCAGAGACAGAGATTGTCAACGTGTGGCTTTACGAGACCCCCTCGGGCGGATATTACTACGCTGAAAAAATGGCGTGTTCTGTCCAGTTTGATGGTTTTGGCGGGGAAGGTGGATCGAGCGCAAAGATCAACTACACCGTCAATTATCTTGGCGATCCCACATTAGGCGTTTTCAAACCAGCAGCGACAGCAACATGGGAAGCAAACCCGGTCACAACTGTTTTGACAACCCTTGCCTGCTCGGGCGTGACGCTTTCGCCACTGTTTGCAACTGACCCGTCCAACCTGCTCTATACCGCAAGTGTAGCAAATGGCGTTACTAGTACCAATATGACCTCAACACTGGTAGGCGCTACCATCGTGCAGTATGACGAAGCAGCAGAGGTGGCGCAGAGCGGCGCGGCTTCTCTCGCCGTGGGAGTTAATCATTTGACCATAAGCGTTACAGTTGGGGCAGAAGTAAGCATTTACAAGATCGACATTACGCGCGCCGCGGCATAGCGACAGAAAGGCAGTGCTTGGTGGAACCCATCAAGATCGAATCAGGAGAGCAGCAGATACCGATTGAGCGTGACGGAGTTTCTACTGGCGAGATTACCATAAACCCAGGCGACACGCTTTTTATGGAACGTTTCTATAAAGCGTTTGGAGACATAACCAATAAGCTGGAATCGCACAGAACAGACGAAGCGCCCGACATCGAAAAGCAGTTTGAGTTGATCAAGGGGATCAATGCCTTCATGCGTGAACGCATTGATTACGCTTTTGGTGCTGGGGCGTCTCAGATTGCCTTTGGCGATGTGGTTAGTTACGACTTCGGTATCTACATCCAGTTTATCGACCAGATCAACAAGATCATCGAACCCGCCCGCGCCTCTGCTTTGAATAAGTACATCCCAACAAGCCAGAAACCGCCCAGGCGGACGAGGAAACCGCGTAAACGATGACACTGCTCACCGACGCCCCGCCCGAAACGATAACAATTGACGGCGAGGCGTACCGCGTGCGGACTGACTTTCGAGATTGTATTCGTGTCCTGACGGCATGTGAAGCACCGGACCTGACGCAGTTGGAAAAAGTCTACAGGGTGGTGTTGGGATATTTCTACATAGACACGCCCACCAACACAGAAGAGGCGCTTAAGCAGGCTCAAATATTCCTGAATGGCGGCAAGACACACGAAGGCGATAGCGGTCCACGGACATTTGACTTCCAGAAGGACGCCGAGGCGATCTATGCCGCATTCAGACAGACGCACGGTATTGACCTGACTACTGCCCCTCTCCACTGGTGGCAATTCCTTGCCCTCATGCGTGGACTGGACAACGAATCCGACTTTAGACAACTGGTAGGACTGCGTTACAGGCTCAAGACTAGCAAAGCAACAAAAGAAGAACGAGCCGCGGCGCGGGAGATACGCGACCTGATAGACATCGAAGATCCTGACGATAGGACGCTGGAAGAACGCGAGGCAGAAGAGTTGTTCTATAAGTTGATTTCTCAAGGACAAAACAAAAATGGCTAACGGCTCGGATGGTACTGTTCGCATTGATACCCGCCTGGATACCAAAGGATTTAAGAAGGGCATGGATGAACTGAGGATCAAAGCCGGAGAAACGTTCGCGCGCACTCTGGATAGCGCCGTTAAGGTTTCGGCTGGCATTCGGTCGGCGTTTTCCAAGATTGGTTCGGCGGTTAGTAACATCTTCAAGAAACTCCTTGTTGGTTCGCTTTTGATATTTGCCTTGAGCGCACAAAAGATATTTGCAGCTCTTCGCGAATCTATTCAAGAGGCAATTCAACTGAAGGGTGGAGACACGCAGAAGAATTTCGAGAAGTTGAAAAACAGCTTTGTCGAACTGAAAGCCTCAATTGCCGCGGCGTTCCTGCCACTGGTAGAGTTTGCGATCCCCTACATACAAAAGGCGGTGGATTGGCTTATACAGATGTTCAACAGAATCGCCATGATCACCGCGGCGCTGACCGGACAAAAAACAGTCATGCAGGTTGTGGTCGGGTCTGCCGCGAAGCTGGCAAAGAATACCGAGAAAACAAAGAAGGCGGCAGAGGGCGCTTTAGCGGCATTCGACCAGATAAACGTCCTGACGCAAAAGACGAACGAATCAGACGCACTGACCCCAAAGGTTGAAACGCAAATAGTCCCGGTAACGGACGACGCGCTGGCTACTGCCGAGAAGATCAAGGACAAAATTCAGGAAATTAAAGACGCTATTTTAGCGATATGGAACGATCCCATCGGGGCGCTCAAGCAATTCGTTTATTGGGACAACTGGAAACGACTCGGCGAAAACGCGATCAAGGTTGTTACCGACACGCTGCAAATCGAGTTTGACCTGGCGAAAGGCGGAGCAGAAGCGGCTTTCCGTACTGCCCAAGTCGTAGGAGTAGAGGCGGCGTTGAGTATATCCGCCGCGTGGAAGGCGGGGCTAGGACTTGTCTTATTCTTGGTTGGCTCGGTAGTTGCGGCATTCAAGGCGGCAATGGAGCTGTCTGTACTTGCAGTCGGGGCAGTTGGTAGTGTTCTGGACTTCCTAGCGGACAAGTTCCGCGCCGTATTTCTTACCGTGCAGCAAATCGCGCTAACAGTCGTCAATACCGTTATTGGATTTATAAACACACTCATCGACGCAGTTACGGCAGCCTTCAATGCAATCACAGGACTGACCGGGCTTGTGGTGCAGACTCCCAACGTGGGCGGCGCGTCCGCGTCTGTTCCACACCTCGCAACTGGGGCAGTCATTCCGCCCAACTCGAAATTCATGGCGGTGCTTGGCGATCAAAAGGGCGGGACAAACGTCGAGGCTCCGCTTGAGACGATCAAGCAAGCGCTCTCGGAAGTAATGCAGCAAGGCGGAGGAGGCGACGTAACAATCTACCTTGACGGTGAGGTTATCTATCGCAATCAAAAGCGAGTGGGCGCGAGACATGGCAAGAGTTTGCTTGCAGGAGGTATGGAGTGAGCGTGGTAATTGACAGCACTACATACGATGTGCCATTCAAGGTCATAGACCGCAGTGCCAGTACGGTGGACAAGTACGCCGAGCGCACAGAAGATGGAGTTTTGCACCGGGAGCTTATCGGTGTTTATTTCATTTACAAGCTTGAGTTCGGCATGTCTTTGAACAACGTGACAGATTATGCTGCGCTGTGGCTGAAACTAACGGAAGCCGCAGAGTCGCACGAGATCACCCTGCTCGGGGATACATACGATTGTTACTTCCCCGACCCGAAAGATAAGGTAGTCAAGATCAAGAACGGAAGCACGTACTATTACCGTGATTTATCCGTGACAGTGATACCCATCTCCCCAACAAGGACGCCCGCATAATGACAGTGACTTCCCCGTCAATACTGTTTGGCTCTAACGCGTTAGTTATTAAGGCGGATGCGACTTTTGCCGCGTCGAGCAAACAAACATTTTCGGACCTTGACGACTTGAAAGTAGAGACACCCCAGCAGCGATATGCTACCTATGAGCCGGATTTCTGGATTCTGGATGGTAACTATAAGTTCATGTCTGCAACTCCACACGTCGGGTTGATGAGCCTGGTAATGAGCGGCTCTGATGGCGCGTTTGCCGTTCCGCCAACTCTCACGATTACATTTGCGTCGGTGCATTCCTCGGACGATCTTACATTACGCTTCGCTCGGTACTCGGTAGACTATGCCGACGACATTGATGTTGCATATTACGACGCATCGAACGTACTTATTGGTACCAACAACTACACCCCCGCGGATTGGGATTTTTCCACCGGGTTAGCGGTTGCCGATTTCAAGAAAATCATTATCACATTCAACTCTACAAATAGGGCTTACCGCCATCTCAGGCTAGTTGGAATCGACCTGGACACGGTATCACGTTTTACCAGTGCCGACATCAAGGAAGCACGCTTGGTTGAGGAAATCAGCCCGTTATCCGTCGAGCTTCCAAGCAACACATTGGACTTCACGCTATATTCGGATAACGGCGAGTTTAACGTCATTAGTCCGTCCGGGGTGTATGCGCAACTAACAGACAAAGCGCCGATTGATGTTTATGAAAGCGTTGACGGTGCCTCGGTCTACATGGGTCGGTTTTATTTGAGTGAATGGAAAAGCCTGTCTGAAAATGTAGCGACATTCAAGGCAACCGACGCAATAGGGTTGCTTGACGGCATAGACTATTTACCCGAGGGCACCAGTAGTCACCACGTGGATCCAATCAATTCCTACAGCGCGGTTTTGTCTGAGGATTTGATCGAAGATATTATGTTGCAAGGGGGAACGAACTACACCCTTGACGCAAGCCTGGAAGGAATAACCATTGGCGCACACGACCTCATAGGGGAAAGTTGGCTGCCCGTGGCGAGCTGCCGCGAGTGTTTGCAGTGGGTCTTGTTCAGGATTGGCGCATATGCCACGTGTTCTAGAAGTAGCGTTATTGAGATCAAGCCGATTGAGTTGGCATCTGACCTTGTTTCATTCGATCACACCCTAACCAATGCAGAGAAAGGGATGGAGTCTCCGGTGGAACTAAAACCGCTTGTCACCGGAGCCGAAATAACATCACACGATTACGCGTTCCTTGATATAACCGCTGAAACGATTGTAAATGTCAACGTGCCAGTTGGTACCCATACGATAGTATTCAATGAGCCTCACGTGAACCTCAGCCAGACCACTGTCCCCGGCGGACACGTTACGGCTGTAACGCGCGGCAGCACATGGACACGGGTATCAACAGACGCCATAGTTGCCTTAACTATCACGGGGCAAGGGTGGGTTGACTCTCAATTTATTAATGGTTTTTACGGATCTCCCCCGGCGGGTACTCCATCCAACGTAGTTAAGATTGATGTGACACTCGTTCCGCGTGCAAGTGCGGGAGTTATTGCCCAGCGCGTTTATGATTACCTACAGCAAAGGTACAGGCAAAAAACAAAGCTATTCGCCTCTCTGGTTGCGCCCGGAGATAGTGTTTTGATCGACTCACAAGGTGGGCAGATAGGCGGGATTGTGGAGAAAATAACGACAGACCTGGCGCGCGGTATGGTGCAGGATATTGAAGTTATTGGAGTAGTCGTACCATGAGTTACGTACCCCCCATCAAAGATCGTGCTTTATCCGATGTTACTACGCCAACGAGTAAGGGTTATTTCAACGTCGCCGATTTCACGCGAATCTATGGCAACGCAAAGCTGGCAAGCGGGCTGGCGGCGGCGATGCTGGGAACTCCTATTGCGTTTACGGTCATTGCTGTACCAACGACTACCAAAAACGCGACGACTATCCTTGCAGACCTGAATACACTACTTGGCAACATTGAAGTTTTGCGCCTTGCTGTTGCTGGTGAATCTATCCCCGGCACGACGGCGGAGATTAAAGACGACTATGTAGCAGGTCCAACACAACCCGCTCCCGATTACATAAATGTCAACCTGTGGGAAAGCACTGTTGATGCAATTTGGGATAACTGGAACGGCGACAGTCTGGAAGTTTGCCCCGATTTGGCGGGCGACGTGGTTGTTGGAAATGGAGAAACAAAAATCTATGTCGATTGTGTCAACACTAACGGACACACGATTACGATCAATGGGACTGGCGTTTTATACGTCATATAGAGAGGCATAATGGAAATTGGAAATGCAATAATCACATTCTTGACGGCATCTGAATTAACCATAGCTTCGGGTGCAATTACGGTCACGCAGGGAAACCACAAATTACAACCTGAGAGTAGCACAACAGACGACCTGACCACGATCAGCGGAACATCAGAAGGGCAATTCGGTGTTTTATATGCGTCTGATTTTGGGACAGATACAATTACGTTTAAGCACGGCACCGGGAACATCATTTGCCCCAGCGGTATAGATATACCATTAAGCAATGGATCTATATTTTGGTATTCTGATGGCACAAAGGTCTTTTGTTCCGGGGGCGGGGGGTCAAATATTCAAACTCTTTTGGATGGTATCTCAAGCACACAAGGGGCGATATTGTACAGGGGTGCGTCCTCATGGGCTGCGCTCGGGGCAGGAGACTCAAGATATATTCTGAGAAGCGGAGGGACCGGGGGGAATCCAAGTTGGACGGCACCAACGCAGTGTGTTGTTCACTTCCTCGCCGCCGTTCCGCCAGCAACAACCGGCGCGCCAATGAATGTTATGGCCGGGGCGTCAACGCCCGCGGAGCAATTCCCGTACTATGAGTTTGTAAACGGATCCAACACCTACAGGGACTTCTTATGTAGGATTGAAAATTACACTGATGGGGCCCAATTACGCCTGAACGGTCTTGTAATGCGTACCACCGGCGCGGCGGGCGAAACCTACACAGTTGAGGCGGCTATTCGCCGTATTGAGGCTGGGGCAGAGGATTTGGGGGCGTCCCATACGTATGATTACAACACCAGTGGAAATATTACCATCCCAGCCGGTCCTCCAAACGCTGGAATACCGATGAGCTTTGTAATCCTTTTTACTTCCGGGGCTGATATGGACAACCTGGCAAACAATGATTTCTTTGTATTGCGGGTACGACGCGGCACCACCGGGACCGCTACAGACGCGTTGCGGATGATCACATCTCTTGGGATTGTGGCGAATGGCGTACCGGCGTAAGGAGCGATAATGGCGAGAACGTTTAACGGATCTTCCCAATATCTTAGCGTAGCGAGTACACTGCTTGCCAATGAACCTATTGCATTGCACTGCTTCGGCAAGAGCGACAGCGTAGCAGATGAGCAAACCGCCGTGGGACTCGGCAACGGTGGGGCCACATCCGGCGGATACGAACTTAGATGGTCCGGTGCGGTGGCGAGCGATCCCATCAGAGCAATTAAAAATAACGACGCTGATTCCGGTGAAGTTATAGCGGTATCAAGCGCAGGGTTTTCTGCAACAACGTGGTACTCTAGTAGCGCGGTATTCAGGAGCGACACCAGCCGTGACGCTTATTTAGATGGGGGCAGTAAGGGCTCTAATACAACCAGTAGAACAGACCCAACTCCCGACTATATAGCAATTGGGGCAATGAGGCGCTCATCGGTCAGTAGATTTTTTGATGGCGACATTGCGGAGGTGTTTGTGTTCGACTACGCACCAACAGACGCCGAGATAGCATTATTAAGTAAGGGTATCCACCCGATTGACGCATGTGTTCCAGTTGCAAATATCCGAGCCTGGTATCCACTCCTGGGAGATGATAATAACCGGATGGGTGGAGGATACCCGAACCTATCTCCTACAGCAAGCCCGACATTTTCAAGCCATCCAGTAAAAATAATCTATCCGAGGATTGGTGCTTTGATTTGTTTGTGACTGGACCCATTAACCCACAACCGCCCCACACCGGGGCGGTTTCTGTTTGCGGGGGAACGGCTTGCGTTAGTTGCGGGGCGTGAATATGCGGCAATCTTCAAAACCGCCTGGACATTCATCAGCATGAGCACACGACGCGCAGCCCGTAGCCCCGTCAACTGCACGCTTTGTTAGAAGGCTTACTTTGACAGCAAGACGCCTTCTGTCACGGCGCTCAATAACGACCCGCTTTTCACCAAAGCGAACGGGCGCACCACGAACAACGCGGACGGGCTGATTTTGATAATAGACAATTTGGTTTACTTCAAGTTTCATAAGAGCCTTCTAACTCCCAATTCAGCGCCTCCGCGCTGTTTAATAACGCTACTATCCTCGCCCGCCGCCGCTGTTTCGGCTGTCACGGCGGGCTTGTCAACAAGGCTCGTCACTGCTTCCAACGTCTCGAGCGGCAATTTTCGCCACGTTACTTTACTGAGTTTTGCAACCAGACCGCGCTTATGCTCGTCGGCTTTCACTTCGAGGTTGTGCGCTTCTGCGTCCTGTATTGTCACGCCTATTTCAATGCACGCACCATGATATGGACTGCCGCCCCACGTGCCGCCGTGTCTCGCTGAGAACTCGCCTTTATCCGTTGTAATCTTTTTTGAACCAACCTTTGTAACGGTAGCAAACTGATAGACGCGAGCATAAAAACTACCAGTATACGGGTCTATCACTACGGTATCGCCAACTTTGAGGTCTGATAATTCCATTG